GGATGATAAAGAAATTGGCAGAGACGTCCGCAAAATCACATTAAGCATCCCTGACAGCCTAAAACCTACCTTAGGAGAAGTACGGCTGGTAGACAACAATCCGGCGACCTCTAAGATACTAAAGCAAAATGTATTCGTCAGACTGTTATCCAATGTGTCTATCTCTCTCACTAACTCGGCAGGGGCATACGGATCTACTATCGTAGGGTATGATGCTCAAATTGTGGATAAGCCGTACAGAGTATACAGCCAAGACGGAAATTTTGGCAATCTTAACTTCTCAGGCTCTGCAAAAGTGCGAGTAAAGGTCATTGATAGTCGAGGCAGAGAAAGCGAAAGCAAAGAAATCTCAATAGAAGTACTAGACTATCATTCGCCCCAAATTAAAATTGACGCTCGTCGAGTAGGGGCAAATCTTGACCAGATACAAGTTGTCAGAAATGCCAAAATCGCTCCTTTGATAATCGACGGGGTGCAAAAGAATGTCATGAAATTGCGCTTCAGAGTAGCAAGTTTTGGAACAGAAGCATTTTCGGAGGACAACGGGCCGGCTAGAGGTGATTTTACAACCATATCTCAACTTGTGGAATCGCCTGCGAATTTAGGCAAAACTTATCCATCTGATAAATCATTTGTTGTGGTAGCAACGATAGAGGATTCGTTTACTGCCGGGGTCCAATCAAAGGCAGAAGTTCCAACCCGACTAGCTGTCAGGTCAGAGGATAGAAATGGGATGGGAGTCCTGAAAGTCCGTGAGAGAGGCGCTCTGGACGTTGGAGGCGATATCTACGCTAACAACAAACCTATCCAACAGCACCAACTGACTCAAAATTCGGGCGTAGCACATTACAAGTACGGTGCCGATTTAAACGATGAGAAGATTTCAGGCATCTTTTTCAAAAACGGTACAGAGGCCAATAATCCGGCTAAGCAATATGGATTCCTTGTGGTTTTAAAGTCAAACAACGAGACATTCCAGATGTACTTCCCGACAATAGACACGGCCCCACCTTTTAAACGTACTTTTTTTAAAAACAAATGGGGCGAGTGGTCGTCGTTTGTGATGTCTAATAACGAACAACAAGTTATCAAGAAGGCCCTTGACTGGCCTTGGAAGTTGAACACAACCGCCGTCCGTATTGGCAATGTGGTGACGTTGTCTATTACAAGGTCAACCAAGGCAATAATCGAATCCTATGAAAATGGGATGATGGTTGAAAAAATGCCTGAAGGTTTTCGGCCGGCTGTAGATACTACGTTTATTGTTACTGCCAATGATCGAAGCAACACCATAGGAAATTCGATGTTTTATATTTCTCCGAATGGCGACATAAGATTTACGAATGGCATTAATCGAGAAGCAGTCTGGACAGGTACTGTAACTTACCTAACGACAGATCCTATGCCCAAATAATAAAAAAACCTATGAATTGAGGAGATAATAGAAAAGGAGGACAAAATATGTCAAAGTTAGAATTTAAATCAAAGTCGCTAGATTACGACTTGTCTAATAATAAAAGGACTCATGTTATTCTCGTTGATGATAATAACTCTGTAGTTCATATTTACTTAGATGAGTCGGCTATCGAACTGACAAATGCTGAGCTATATTCCATGGCTATGCAGAAGCATTACGAGATTAACTTCCCTCGAAAAGCCGAGCAAGAACAAATCGGCAAAGTACAAGAGCAGTTAAATGGTATTGATAACTCTATGGATATTATCGTAGCATTTGCAGTAACAACCAAAGATGGTATGGTAGCTCCTACATATAAGAAGATTGCTTCGGTAGCGAAACCTCTTGTCGCAGGTAAGCGTTACAGTAACAGTGATGTTGTAGCCATGCCTTATCCATATGATACTAATCCTAAATGGCCTAAAGATACCCTAACCTTATTTACATTCGTTATGCAGGAATCGGAAGGTTACACATACAAAGCGCAGAAAGTCGAAGACATGGTACGACAAGGGGTGATTAGTATGGTAATGCCGAGAATTGAGTAGGGAGGAGGTGACATATGCCAGGGTACGAAAGATTTATTTTACAATTGGGGCTATCTCTAATCCCTGTCTTAGGCCTGTATCTCTCAATGAGGGATCGGGCCACAAAACAGGAAAATAGAAATACCATCATGGAAAAGGATATCGAGAATCTAAGAGAGTTTAAGGCTTCGGCCAATAAACGCTTAGATAATCACGATGAACAGAACAAGGCCATCTTGGTCTTAGCAGAACAAGTTAAGGTATTGAGCGAAGACGTAAGGGAGCTTAAAACCTTAATCACTAGCAATCGATAAAAGAAAGAAGGAAACATAATATGAAAAACATTAACTGGACTGTACGTTTGAAAAATAAAAACTTTTGGCTCGCTCTTGTGCCAGCGCTTGCCTTGCTCTTCCAAGCATTCGCAGACATCTTTGGAATTAAGCTGGAGTTTGGCGCAACCATTGATAAGATTTTAGTCTTTATCAATGTTCTATTCGCTCTGCTTGTTTTGGTTGGTATCGTCAATGATCCGACTACAGCAGGTCTGACAGACAGTCGTCAAGCGCTAGACTACTATAAACCAAAAGAAGACTAATAAAAAGGAGGCGGTCTTTTGACTACTCAAAGACAATTACTAGATACGCTAAACAGCGTAGTCAATCAACGCCTAACTGTTCCTACGAATCCTTATGGTGGGCAATGTGTTGCTGCAATTGATAATATCTTGCAGTATCAGGGATTATATAATCTCAATTTTAGCTACGTAAATGCTATAGACGGACTAGACAGGGCTTCTATATTAGGGTTAAAGGTAACATACTTCAATGGCTCTAATAACCCCCCTGTAGGATCTGTATTCGTCTCTGATTGCTCTCCATATCATCCGTTCGGACATATCGGATTTGTGGTAGAAGAGCACGCAGACGGAACGATTACAACCATTGAACAGAACATCGACGGTAACGCAGACGCTTTATACAATGGTGGATGGGTTCGTAGAGTTCGCAGGAACTTGTCAAGCGATGGAACATTTAGTTATGTTGATTGGAACGCACCAAGCCAACGCATGATCGGTTGGTTTGAATTACCGTTCACACAAGAAGCAACAGCACCACAACAAGTAAGCACAAAGAAAAGAGGAAAAGAAATGTTAGTTATGCGCAGTCATTCAGGTAAACAAGGTTATTTTGGAGTTGTAGGAGATACAGTGTTCGGTATCGGACACATCGAAACGGTACAGAGTATGATTAATGCGGGCGCTGCAGAAATCAGCATCCACGATGACGACTTCAACCGAATCATCGGACAACTCAACAGCGACTTGAAGACCCTTGGAAGCATTGAAAAAAATATCAACAGATAATTAATCAGAGCGGAAAATCTGATTTAAAACAAAATTTAAAAGAAAGACCTAATAATTTTTTAAATACACAAATAACCCTACTAGCTCAAGGCTGGTAGGGCTTTTTTGTTGTAAAAAAATAAAAATATTTAAAAAAAGTTGATAAAAAGCGTTGACAATCACGGTATACCGTGGTATAATATAATCAGAAAGGAGGAAAGATATGAAAATATCAGAGATTGCCGAACTAATGGTAGCAACTGGAACCCTATTAACAGGGATTGCAAGTGTTATCGTGGCAATAAAAAAAGAGCCAAAAGAACGCAAGCCACGCAAAGCTAAACGGTTCAAATAAGGCTCTGGTAGGTTGGGGCGAAAGCCCCTTAAACCTACCTAGATTATATCATATCAGACGAAAAAATGAAATATTTACCAATTTTCACAATCGTATTTTTTATATTTTTGCTAATTTTAAAAAATAAGCAGAAATAAGGAGAGGAATTAAATGAGAGAACGGATAGAAAAGCTATTAAACAGCGAGATAAGCACAAGCGCAATCTCCAAAGGTGCAGGCGTCCCTTGGTCTACAGTAGCAGACCTTAGAAAAGGAAAAACCAGCATGGATAAAATAGCCTTGCTCACGGCTGAGAAATTGAATGATTTTGCGGAAGAATTAAAAATAAAATAATTTTTCCAAAAAATTTTAATAAAAATACTTGACGAACATCAAGTAATATGATATAATATAATCAAGATAAAGGAAGGGCCGAAAAGTTCGGCGGGGTAAATGAAAATGAAAAAATTTTATATCGAAGTAGCAGAAGAAAAACTTGCTAATATTCAAGTTGAAAACAAATACTACGAAATAACAGACACTTACAAAAGTGTTTACGCAACGGTTACTAACCAACTAATAGAAGAAGGCTCAACAGATGTTTCATACTATGAAGATATGTATCTGGAACAAAACTACAACGAACAGTACAAAGAAGCCGAAGAAAACGACACAATGAGCGATCTTTTCGACAAAATGTTTAACGAAGTTCTTCAAGAAGAAGACTACAAGAACCTTCTTGAAATGTTAAATTACACACCAGAAGAATTTGATCCAGAAGAAGAGCTTGCAAACCGCATTTCAGATAAAGATCGTAAATCTAATTATTATGGCGACGGATTGAAAGTCATTGCTGAATACCTTGAAAGCTTTTCTCATGAAGAAGCTCTTGCAGTCGTTACTTATTACTATTTAGAACATGGTTTCAGATATGAAGATCAACTAATTTCAGATATTAAAGACGACGAAGCAGATGGAGCAACGTTTGAAGCCGTAGGTCGTGCATACAACATTTAATTTCAAGGAGAAATGAAAATGATAACAGCAAATGAAATTGTAAAAACTCACAAGGGTATTAGATTAGTTCAGCGGAAAAATGAAAGTTGGGAGGAGTTCAAGGAGCGTATTCAGGAAGTCATTGCTAAACAAGGAGATAATTATCTAACCCAAACCCAACCAGTGCATGAAATTAAAAATAAAGGCACAAGAAATATTCGTAGAACCTACGTGAATATTTTGTTAAAGGAGGGGGCTTGATGCGTATTAACACCAGCAGAGTTGAAATGGTTCTGATGAATAGGGCCATTTCAGCTTATCGCTTGGCAAAAGAAATCGGAATCCAAGAAAGCTCTATTTCTCTTCTGAGGAATGGCAAAAAGGAATTTGACAAGCTAAGCCTTGAAGTAGCTATGAGAGTCCAGAGCTGGATAGACGCAGGCAATTATACCTTCTCTTACGATTATTCCGAACTGATCGAAGATCTGGAAGAAGATATTAAAGAAGACCTGACAGATGAATATATCTATGTTGTCAGAGGGGCATACAATGAAATTTTAGAGAAATGCCCGATCATTGATTATTACTACACTGCAGAAGAAATCGAGGAAGGAGACCTCGCAGAGAAGGCCCTGACGGCTTCCGTCTTGGCTGAAATGAAATCAGATAATGAAATCTTTTAACCGCTCGTTTGAGCGGTTTTTTCGTTTAAACGGAAAATTTTAAAACTTGCTGTTTTAACAGAAATATTTTACGAATAATAAGATGGAGGTAATTAAAATGAAAATACTAAATACTGAAATCGCACATATCAATGAGTCTAAGCTTGGTTTTGAGTATTGGGTAGACGTGACTTATCAGGCTCCAATCCTAACCAATACATATACTGTTAGGATTATGCTGCTGCTTGCCTTTAAAGCCGAAGATCCAGAAGTAATAGACTACATGGTCAGAGAGTGGAAGCGACGGGATATTATCCATCACTCGTTTTTGATGTATGAGGTTGAGCGAAATGGCTATAAACACAACTTATCGCCCCAAATCCGCCCCAAATGTTTTTTGTTTTTAACCTAATTTAACCGAATAAAAAATATAAAAAGCCCTTGAAATAGGGCTTTTGTGTCGTATAAAACAAGATAAAAACATATCTTTAAGGCGGTAGACGGATTTTACACCCTTTATTTATCAGGGTTTGTGGACGGTTCGCCCCAAATCCGCCCCAAATTTAAGCCGTTAGGAATATTTCTTTTATCTGCTCAAAGTTTTTGTCCGCTAAGGCTTCCATCTGGTGCGAGTAGACCTTTAAGGTTATATCTGGGCTTTCGTGACCCAATAGCTTGGATATGGTCACAATGTCTATCCCTTTGAAAATCAGGTAAGAAGCGTAGGTATGCCTTAGGCTGTGGTTTCTGACCGGCCTGCCTACCAGCTTTTTAATGAGCTTGTTGCAGGCTGAGTTTGAAACGCCAAAACATATCCTATTTTTGATGTTCGCCTGCCAGTATTTCTTTCTATACGTTTTTAAAGTCTCAATCGTAATCTTGTCGATTGGGATTTTTCTTTTCGAGCTATCGTTTTTTAAATCTCCGAAATCTTGAGTTTTTGAGTAGTCAAATCCCTTGTTGATGTCTATGATTCCATTTTTAAAGTCGATATCATCCCAAGTAAGCCCCAGAGCCTCAGAGAAGCGCATACCAGTGACCGAAAGCAGGTAGAGGGTGAAATAGGACACGTACTGTATATTAGAGCGTGTAGAGGCTATCAGAGCCTTATATTCGGTCTCTTCCAAAAAGTCGTTATCCTCCGACCTAGTTTCTATCTGAGATTTGACTTTGGCATTTTCGGCAAAGTTGTAGTTGATCAATTGTTCCCTGACCGCTACTTTCATAGCTCCCTTGACTTGATAGTGGAATTTCTCAAGGGTTTCCTGAGCGTATTTCTCACCAAACTTATTGAGCCGTTTTTGATAATAAAGCGGAGTGATGTCCTTTACTTTCAAATCTTCAAAATAGGTCTTGATATGCTTGAGATTTTTGGTGTAAGTCTCCCAAGTCTTATCCTTGACGTGTGGTCGTTTGTAGACCTCTGACCAAGTTTTTACAAAATCATAAAGCGAGACATCCTTATCTGTCAAGATATTTTCGGATAGGTTGGCTTCTACCTCTCTTGCTGCTGCTTGAGCCAGTTTTTTGGTCTGGAATCCACTTTTTGATTTCTGCCTATACTTGCCATCAGGGCCTTTGTAAGAGATACGGTATTCCCATCCGTTATCCCTTTTTCTAAAATAAGCCATTGTTTTTACCTCACTTTTTGATAAAATGGGTATAGTAAAAGAGGCTTTTTAATGCCTTTTACTACGCTGAATTGCCTCACGCTCTCGGTCGCCAAACTTCTGAGCGTGGGGCTTTTTTATTTTGTCGTTAAAATCGTTACGATAATAGCAAGAAGTCCGATAATTGAGCTAACTAGCAGACCTACAAACCAGTAAGTAAATTCTTTTTTATCTTTTTTCTGCTCAGTCAATAATTCTGATTTAAATTCTGATAACATTTTTTCAGTATTTAAACGCTGTTTTTCAAAGCCGTCATCCATTTTCTGCATAAGCATTTCAAATTTCAAATCAACTTTTTCAAAATTATGGGACATATCTGAATTGATTTTATCCAACTTCAAATCAATTTCATCTTTTGTGTAGTAGTTTTTTTCCATATCATCCCTCCCAGATGGCTTTTCTTTTATTATACCATTATTCTGTATGGGTACAGATTTAAAATCAGGGAATAATGCAGTAACGTTATTATCGTTCATTAAGCCCCTCCAAAATAATAATAATTAGCAAAAGAAGACAGTTCTTTGTCATCTAGGAGAACAAACTCTATTTTATATGCGCCTTTGTGAGTCACATTAAACTTGAATTGTGTCTTTATAAAGGCTTGCCCAACCCCGTTATTCATCAAGATCATATTGTCTTTTGGGATTGAAAAATTTTGAGTATCTGTTTGCAATATTTGAAGAGGAGTTATATCTGATGTAATGCCTATTTGGATAGTATAGTTCTTGTCTGGAATAATATTCAAAAGTATTACTGATACATTTAAGTCGAAGTTTACAGGGAAATTTTTGACACCGTAAAATTCTGAAAAAACGGTATTGTCATTGTCGTTAAAAGTGGTTCTAACTTGAGCTATCTTTTCGTTAAAACTTTCCACAGGCTAACCTCCTTGTCTAGGACTATTGCCAGGTGATTATATGGATTTTCTTTATACATACACTATGCTGATTACCTCCTTGTTATCCTCCTTTTGGCTATCCCACTAGCCTGTAAAATTCGTCAATGACCATGAGTTCATCCGTGGTCGTTTTTAGTTTGTGCCGTTCCATAAAGCTTAAATAATTAAAATCTTCTTTTTCTATAGTCTTCAACTCCTCTTCCAGCAAAGCGTGAATCATGCTCCTATTAGCCTCATTTTCGCATTTTAGAGGGTTAATGGCATATTCCATACCCGAATGGTTCAAGTGCCCTAATTCGTGCAATATGACCCTTTTTTGAGCGTCTGATGATAGAGCCTTATTTACAAATACTATTTTTATTTCATCAATGTAAACACCGTGCCTGTGCCATAACTCTTTATCAAAATAAGCAATCTGGACACCGTGTTTGTCGCAAATTTCTTCTATACTCATAATCTCCCCTTGAGATAGATTTCTATAATATTTTGGATTGCTTGGATATCTTCTTCATTCAACGGCTTACCGTCAAATGTTTTGGCGTTCTCTGCCATTTTACGTAAGTCAGTTTCGTTATAATTGTTTGTGGCGATTGCCCCCTTTCTATCAGCGTTTTGTTCTTCCCAACCCATGAGTTCAGCTGGAGAGATATTCAGTGTATCGGCTATCTTTTTTAAGACTTCAGGCCCTACTTTTTCAATATCGCCTTTTTCGTATCTGAAAATAGTTGATCTAGAGACGCCAACTCGTTCAGAAAGTGCATCAGCAGACATTTTCAACTCTTTTCTTCGTTGTTTAATTCTTTCTCCAACGTTCATGATTTTAAAAACCTTTCTATATATTACAAAGATATTTTACACCTTTTGTTGCAAAAATGCAATAGAAAAAAGTTTCAAAAATGCGATTTTTTTGTTGACAAACACTTCTCATCATGTTATACTTTATTCAATAAGTCGCATAAGTGCGACAAAATAGAAAGGAGAAAAAAATGGTAAATGTAGCTAAGCTGAAAGGCAAAATTGTTGAATGCGACACAACGCAAGAAGAACTTGCGAAGAACATCGGCATTGATAAAAGCACATTCTATCGCAAGATGAAGCAAAACGGTAACTTCTCAATCAAAGAAGTTAATCTGATTGTCTCTTCGCTTAATCTTACGAAAGACGAAGCTGTAAATATTTTTTTTGCCGATACAGTCGCATAAGTGCGACAAAATAGAAAGGAGCAAACATGAAACCACAACGATATCCGTATAGCGGAAAAATAAAAAAGCCTATCGGTCAATCGATAGACTTTGTAATAGACCAAAATGCTATTCTTCAATGGGCTTCTCAAATTTCCCAATCGAAACACCCAATATCTGATCTAAAAATAGACAAACGTATGGCATTGTGAATGGACCACCAATTGAATTGGTGTGAAGTTCAACATCTACCAAAAAAAATGCTGTTGGATTTTTTTCATCGTATTCAGAAAGTCGTGTATCTTTTATGTTTTGAGAAATCGTAGATAGATAAGAATGTTCTGTATCAGTAGGGTCATAAATTTCGCCAATATATTGTCCAGCAGCTGTTTGGACTATTAACTTGTGGTTTGTATTTTTCGCAATAATCCCTTGCGCCAATATTAAATCAAGTTTTGCTAAGTTATTGCTCATATTTTTTCTCCTCTCTGTTGAAATTTTGACTAAAACGGTGAGAGGTCTTAGTCAAGATATATTATAGCTTAAATACATTTGTTTGTCAATATGTTGTACAAGAAAGGAGTAAATATATTGTCGAAACACAATATATAGTATTTTGGATGTGGGATAAAATTGAAAATCAATTAAAACTAAGGGACTGGTCTATGTATAGATTATCCAAAGAATCAGGAGTCCATCAATCGAATTTCTCAAACCTAAAGGCTGGAAGATTAAAAGAGATGTCGTGGACGAATATGTGCAAAATAGCTGATGCACTGAAAGTCAGTTTGGACGAATTCAGACAGAAAGGAGAATTTTATATGCCAGATATCACAAACGGTCGTGAAAAGATTAATGCTTTCTTGAAAGAGAAAGGAATTAAAAAAACGACTCTAGCGGTTGCTTACGGTTTTAAGCGACAGGAAGTGACAAACATTCTAAGTGGGACAACGAAAGGCCCGCGAGCGAACAGTTTCATTCTTCAAGTCATTGAAGATTATGGAATTGAGTAGGAAAACTTTTAGGAGTAGAAAGGAGAAACTATGAAACAGCTAAAACTAAGCATCAAACCAAAACAAGAACCAAACGATGGTCAATGTTTAAGATCTTCAGGATATTCAGTAAAAATCAATGACTGGGAGCTTGGTCGAGGAGTAACTGATTTTAAGTTAGAAATGTCAGCAGACAAGAAACCAAAAGCCACCGTCACATTTACACCAGATGTTATTGATGTAGATGAGATGATGGCAGTAAAAGAAGTGCAAATGAAGGACAACCTGGTTGGAAAATTCCTTGAAATCTCTGGTGACATCGCTGGACGAATCGAACTAAAAAACGAAAAAGACCTACTTGTCCGCAGGGCGATAGTCATTTACGGACGCATCGGTTTATGTGAACAAGCGGTCTATATTGATAAGAAAGTGCTGGATAACTATTGGGTCAAGATAGTAGAACTATCTACTGTTCCTGAAACCATCAACAGCGTTGACAACACTGATTTGGTTAGGAAATGGTTGAACATGTAGATTGACGCTCTCGTGTCCATTGACATACTCAACGCACTTTACCAAATAATGCTCAGATTTATGGTCTGCTGAATTAGCAATGACAGAACCTATAGTAGGAATAGCGGGTAATGTCATTGGCACAGGCTCAACATGGCCATCAATCACGATGTAACAAGTAGTCATAACTTATCCTCCTTTCGTTGGGATAAGTTTATTATAGCAAAAAAGCACCTAACAGAAGTCGGGCGCTTAGAAAAATAACTAACTAAATTATATCACGGGGGAAAGGAAAAGTAAATGCAAGAAATAGCATTATCAAACGACCTGAATATTTTAACTGCCGAGATTACGGGTTTCAAACGTCTAGCAGGTCAATCAATCTTTGAAATAGGCTGCAGGTTGAAACATATCAAAGAACACAATTTGACACATGGACAATTTGAAAGTTGGCTCAGGTCGGTAAATATCGAGCCTAGCAGTGCAAGGAAAATGATAACGATTGCTGAGGAATTAACTTCAAATCGTTCAACGTTGAACGATTTAGGACTATCTGCCTTGTATCTGATCGCAACTCTTCCAGAGGAAGAACAAAAAGCTCAAATTAACAGGATTGAGCAGGGGGACAGTCCTACTGTTAGAGAACTGCAAGAGGTCAAGCGCCAACTCAATCTCGCACGAAGCGACAACAACAGCTTGAGGGAGAAAAATGAGCGCCTGGCAGATCAAATCTTGAAAGGCCTTGAGGTAAAGACGGTCGAAAAGGAAGTCGTCAAAGAAATCGAAGTCGCACCAGCAGACTATGACGCTACTAAGTCACTAAATGCCACGCTTATGGAAAAGAATAGCGAACTCAAGCGTAACTACGAGGACTTAAACAACCGAGCAAGATTCGTTGAGGAACAATACAACAAGCTCATCGAAGAGCGCAAGGAAGTTGACGAAAAATCAGCTAAGTATGACGAACTAACCAAAGCTATTCAGCAATCGCAAGGGGAGCTGAATGCTACTCAATCAAAGGTTGGGAGCTACAAAAACTTGCTCTCGTTCCTGAGAAAAGGCAATGAAATGTTGCTACACATGGGAGGCCTTGTCTATGTAGACGAAGAGCGCATTATCAATTCGGATAATCAAATCCGCAAGGAATTTGAACAATTGCAACAATCAGTCAACCGACTGGCCGAAGATCTAAACAGAATGGTCCAAGGCGAAAACGACATTATCGAAGGAGTATTCAAATGACACAAGAACTTATTAATCAACCAATCCAAAATCTACCAGAGGGCATGACACAAGAGGATATCTTTATCCATCTTTTGCAAGGTCAAAAAGAACTAAAGAAAAGCCATGAAGTTATGGCTGGCGATTTAGATTATTTAAAAAACAGACAGCCTATCAATCCTTCTGTTGGTATGGAACTAGAAAAACTGCGTAAGACAAGGGTTATCAACGCTCTTGGAGGCATGGAAAGCCCAGCTTATAAAAACCGTTCTTTTGCTGGCAAAGTCTTCCGTCAGGCGGCCAAGGACTTCAAAGAGCACTTTCGCATCCCTCGTTATGATATGTTGCAAGTCAAAGATGAGCAGGCGGCATTTGACTATTGGAAGCTATGGGAGCCATCACATAATACCAAAATGGAAATCAAGTTGCTTAACGGCCAGACTTCTTTGGAGCTTGTCGGCTAAGCAAAAAGCCCCTCTGGAACGGCAATTCCATTGAGGGACTCAGAAAAATTAACTAAAGGAATTATAACACAATGGACGAAGTTTGGAAAGATATCCCTTTTGCTAGCAATGGGGCATCAAAAACAGACTCACGGATATAAATGGAGATACGCATAATGAATGACTTAATGAATCAATTATTAGACCAGTTCGAGGCTGGATTAATGGACAGAACACTTAAAGTCATAACTATTGTGACTGACGAAAAAAGGCGATTCCCAATGGAATTGAACAAGTCGCAATGTTCCGAAATGCTTCTTGGGACGAAAGACACAGGGACATTTGATGAACGCTTCAACAGTCACAAGGACTTCCCAAGAATTAAAGGGAAACGCGAGAAATATCCACGGGATGCAGTCATTGACTGGTATCACAAAAATTGGCAAAAAACAGCTATGTAAAGGAGAAAACAAGATGAATAAGAAATTTGAATTATTACTAGATGACACGATTACCATTTTTGGAATCAAACTATTTAGAATCAAGGCCTTAATCAGTTTTGGAAATGTTGAAGAAGGGGAATTGGGAGGTTACATTGAGAAAGAAGATAACCTCAGTGTCTATGGTAACGCTTGGGTCTATGGTAACGCAAGGGTCTCTGGTAACGCAGAGGTCTCTGATGACGCAAGGGTCTATGGTAACGCTTGGGTCTATGGTAACGCAAGGGTCTCTGGTAACGCAGAGGTCTCTGATGACGCAAGTGTCTATGGTAACGCTTGGGTCTCTGGTAACGCAGAGGTCTCTGATGACGCAAGTGTCTCTGGTAACGCTTGGGTCTCTGGTAACGCAGAGGTCTCTGATGACGCAAGTGTCTCTGGTAACGCAAGGGTCTATGGTAACGCAGAGGTCTCTGGTAACGCAGAGGTCTCTGGTAACGCAGACTACATCGTCTTTAAAAACCATTGGTCAAGCGGAAGATATTTTACGTATACAAAATCAAACAAAATGTGGCGTGTTGGATGCTTCTACGGAACAGGCCAAGAGCTGATAAAAAAAGCGTATCAAGATAGCGAATCCTCTGGTAAACATTACGAAGCCTACGTTGAATTTGTAGATAAACTAGAAAAACTGGAGAAAGCAAATGATTGAACCAACACTAACAAGTCAATTAATCGGCTCTATACTAACTGTTATCATCTTTTTCATCGGAATGGCCTTCGTTGCTCACAAAGATGCAAAAGAACGCAAAAGACTAGCTGATTTAAACGAAAGGCTAGAAGCACAGCATAGAGAATTACTCATTCGAGAGGCTGAATATCAAGCCGAACAAAAGGCAAGACGTGATTTTGAATACGCTTACTACCAGCACAAGAAGAACTTTAGCACAGAAGGAATCGAGGTGCCGTTTCATGGTGATATTCGAGCGCAAGCCGTACAATCCGAAGAGTAGAGAAGCTGAGCTGTTGGACAAAATCGAACAGTTAGAGCATGAGAAATCGGATTTAGAAGCTATTATCAGAAAGAACAAGCACGAGATCCTCTGGTTGCAGGGGATAGCAAAGCATAGAAAGGAGAGTTAATGGCGCAAAGAAGAATGTTTAGTAAGAAAATCACTGATACTGACAATTTTCTTGACATGCCTCTGTCAAGCCAAGCTTTATACTTCCACTTAAACATGGGAGCAGATGACGAAGGTTTTGTAGACAAAGCGAAAACGATTCAACGAACAATCGGAGCAAGTAGTGATGACTTGCGAATTTTGATAGCAAAAGGGTTTGTAATTCCGTTTGACAGCGGTGTCGTTGTTATTCGGCACTGGAGAATACACAACTATATTAGATCAGACCGTTTCCAGTCAACAATGTACCAAGAAGAAAAAAAGAAAATTGATTTTGATGGAACAAAAACCGCTAATATCAAGCCTTTTCACGATGTCATACCAGATGTCATACCAGATGGATACCAAATGGATACACAGGTAAGGATAGGTAAGGATAGATTAGATAAGGATAGATTAGAGTTAGATAAGGTTAACAACCTTAACTATACAGGAGGAGAAAATGAAAAAAAATCATTTTCCCAAATTATCAAAGAAAGCAACATCAAACTTAACGACAGACAAGCTCAAATGTTATTGGATTATGTCGGCTTAGACAATATGACAATTGAAATGATTCAATATGCAGTTGAGCTGACTGAAGATGCAGGAGCTAACAACTTTAACTATCTAAATAAGATTTTGAAATCTTGGAGAGAGAAGAAGTTGACCTCGCTAGATGCAGTCAAGAAAGATGTTGAAGAATTTGAAATCAGAAAGTCTAATCCATCAGCGGATAATCCAGCAGTCTTTAAACCTTATCGGGATGAGTTGCCTTTTTAGGAGGTTTGCATGATTGAAAAGATTGGATTTGAACCACTGCACTATGTGAACGAAGATGAGATATGTCCTAAGCACTCTTGCTATATGTGGACGTTTAAGAAGCCAGTACGGGCGACAAATAGAACAGAATCATACCAACCAACCTTTTGTCCGCAGTGCGTCAGAGAGAAAGTAGAACGGGAGCAAGAAGCTGAAATAGGGGAAGCGTACACTTCGTCAATTCTCAGAAATACATTTGATGTACTTGATAAGAATAGCTTGATTCCTAATGACTTGAAAGAAGCCAGTTTTAAAACATTCACGGTATCAAATGAGGCTGACAATCTAGCTAGAAGCTTTGCTCTGAGAGTAGCGAAGCACTACTTCAAGGACGGCAAAGGCAATACTGTTATTGTCGGAGAGGCTGGACGAGGGAAAACGCACCTTGCAATAGCAATAGCAAGAAAGATAAACGCAGACTTCAAAGCTATCAATACACCTAAAAGCGTATTGTTTATGAATGTGCCAGCTATGTTCCAGAAGATCCAGAGCGGTTTCGGTCGAAGAGATGTACGAAGTGCAGACGACTGGTTAGAGCTGTTGAAAAGAGTTGACTATCTTGTTTTGGATGACTTTGGCAAAGGTGACCAAGCGCAGTGGAAGAAGGACTTCATGTACACACTGCTTGATGCTAGGGATAAAACAATTATCACAAGCAATCTGTCGGGTGCAGAAATGAAGAAGATATTTGATGCAAGCTTGGTTAGTCGGGTGGCAAAAGGTTCAAAGGATTTAAGTTTTAAATATCCACAAGATTCGGAAGATAGGAGAACATTACCATTTTGAATAACGAAAGAACAGGATACAGAGTATCACAGATGATTGATGACTTCGAGTGGATGTTCTATCCGCTGTCGGACATCATGAAAGAAAAGCTATTAGCGAGTGATCCAGTAGCGTCAGAAATGAAAATTAAGGATTTAATGCTATGTGCATTATTAAGAGAGGTAGAACATGGATAAACTACACAAGAGGATTTTACAAGTGATTCCAGTCGGTAGCGAACGCCCACGACCTAGACGAGAAATTGAACAGATGCTAGGCATGAGTAAGCGGTCGGTTGAAAAAGCTATCGAGCGATTGGTATTCCAGTACGGTATTCCAGTCGTTGCAATTAAGCAAGCTAGACACAACGGATACTACTTACCACGAAGCGAGGAAGAACGGCAAGAAGGCTTACAGGCGTACAAGAGCCAGATTAAAACATCACAGTTGAGAGTATCAAAGGTTGAAGCAGTAGACTTGGATAAGTTCCACGAAGAGCTGAAAGAGGCCATGCATGCTTGAACCGTTTGATTATGACAGATGGCTCAGCACACCACCAGAACCGTATACAGAGCCAGAAGAAGATGAAGATGAAGCATACGAAAGCTGGGTAGAACGTCAGCTATGCGAAATGGACTAAATAAAGGAGAAACGAAATGACAAACAATCAAGTGGCAACTAAAACGACAGGGGACTTCTTGACGAATCCGCAACTGCTGAGCGCTAAAATTGTAAGACAATATCTTGATCCGTCAGGCAAGGCCAATGACGAAGAACTAGCATATTTTATCGCAACCTGTAAAGAACGAAACTTAAACCCTTTTACTAAAGAGGTTTACTTTATCAAATACGGGACGAATCCAGCGCAGGTCGTGGTCTCTAAAGACGCCTTTATGAAACGGGCAGAACAGAATCCTAATTTTGATGGATTTGAAGCCGGTATCGTGGTAGAGACCCAAGAAGGAGAAATCAAACACATCACAGGAACAATCCACAGTAAGAACCATGTTTTGCTTGGCGGTTGGGCCAAGGTTTATCGCAAAGACCGTAAATACCCTATTGAGGTAGACGCAGACTTTAAAGCCTATAACACAGGTAAATCAATGTGGGCCAAAATGCCAGCGCTGATGATCCGCAAAGTAGCCTTGGTCTCTGCAATGCGGGAAGCGTTCAGCGAAAACGTAGGCGGTCTATATACTACAGACGAAATGGATCAGTCACAGCCTATTGATGTCACCCCTCAAGAAAGCCGTGAAGATGTACTTGCTCGCAAGCAAGCGCAGATTGAGCAATTCAATAAAGAGCAGGAACAACGGCAGAAGAAAGAGGTTGAACCTGCTCAAGCTGAGGAGCCAATCCAGGGCGAGTTGCTAGGCAGTGAACTTGAATATTAGGAGGACAAAATGCAAGAATTACAGGTAAAAGTAACACAGGCACAGGTTGAAATCATTGACCGTGAGAAATTTGAGCAGAATATCAATGAGGTTGTAGCAAAGTATCAAAATTACACGGTTACAGCTGCAACCATCAAGGATGACAAGCAGACACTTGCCAATCTACGAAAATTAGACAAGCAGGTTTCTGATGAACGTATTAGGAATAAGAAAGTCTTGTCTGAACCGGCTGACGAATTTGACAAGTATGTCAAGAATGCCATCCAGCCTCTAAAAGACATCATCACCAAAATTGCTAGTGATGTCAAAGAGTTTGAAGAACATCAAAAGGCTGTCCGAATTGACACAGTCAAAGGCTACCTAGCCAACAAATCGGCCGAGTACATGCTGGATCCTCGTCTCTTTGATGAAAAGGCCTTTGAGTATATCAAGGCTGGCGATTTCATGGCAGACGGCGTGACGCTTAAAAAAGCTACTATGAAGTCACTTGATGACATGGTCACATTTGAGTTTCAGAAGCAGCAAGAGTATGAGAAAGCTAAGGCTGCCATTTCTGGCCAATGTGCTGAATACGGAATGACTGACCAGCCATACCTACGAATGTTACGAGATTTAACCCTTGTTGAAGTCCTAGAGCAGATCAAGGCTGACTATGCCTTTGAGAAGCAAAAAGAAGAAGTCCGACTCGCTCAAGAGAGAGCAGAGCGGGAACAGCAAGAAATTTTAGCCAAAGAACAGGCTAAACAAGAAGCCGAGGCCTTAACTCGTCAGGAAATGGCCCAAATTGACCCAGAAACAGGCGAAATCTTGGACAGAGGGGAATTATCCCAGAATCAAGAAGAAGCCGTCCCAGAGGCTGAAAATAGCCTTAAAAAATACACACAAAAAATGATCCTGGAAGTGTATTTTGAAGACACAGAAGACAAAAACCGATTTAAGGTCGGGCTCAGCCAGCTTGGTTTTGAGCACAAGCAAAATTACCAGGTCAGCGGTTATCAACGTATCGAGCCGTTGACTCAAGAGCAACTAAATGAACGGTGTGGGTGGTAAGTATGGAAATTAGACAAGTTTCAGACAACATTGCCATATACTCTGACGGTCAACGCTTGCAGGTTATACATGACCTGGGTGATGAGTTTATCTTAGACCTCGCCTTAAAAAAGGATTACGCTTGGAATATTGATAGACAAGTTCAAGAAACTATCAAGACTATAGAACCAATTTTCAAAGTGTGTGGCTTTTGTTCAAGAAGTGGAGAGGATATGCACCGCTTACGCTGGGCTATCCTACAATTTGGAGAGTTTGAGCAATTTATCAAGGACTATCAAGATGACTTGCTTGATTGGTGGAAAAATCCATGAGGGGGAAGACGATGACTGGAGCCAGAATAATGAGAGTTGATAGAGAAATCTATAACTCAGGGAAACGACTACCTCACTTTTGGTCTAGTGATAAAGATTTGAAATTCTATAAGATTAGGTGCAACTGGACTGTTGATAGGCAAACACAGGCTTTTTATCACGTTTTAGCATATAGCCGTACCCAAGCGGAAGAAATGGCTGTGAAAGAATATGCAAGAACCCATTATATTGCCGAAAAATGGGTAGTTATCTTTTAGAAGAAACGGAGGAAAGAGAATGATTGATTTTATCAAAGATGTAGGCATGGCCATCTTATGGCTATTTCTTGGCTATTTAGTCGGTGAGCGCAATAGCAAGAAATAATAACAGTACGTGCCGTGAACCACGATAAAAGCGGACTAGAAATAAGCGTCAGACTTTGGACGAATGACGTAAAGGATTTCACCAGCCAAGCCATTTTTCTCACACAATTCTTCAAATTTGGCTGGTGGACTTTAAATGAAATCATGAAATTAATACTAAATATTGAACCGAAACCGCAAAGTAGGCCAAGATTTGCAAGGCGAGGCAATTTCACCACGACTTACGAAGCTGGGGATATGAAGACTTGGCGCCGAAAATGTACGGATTTGATAGCTGAAGAGTGCTTGCTTGATAAAGTAGCAGAGGGGCCTGTCAGGCTATCGGTTGTGTTTTACATATCGCCCCCGCAATATATCAAGAAAATCAAAAAGAATCAGCAGGCCTTAGCAGATGAAACTATGCCAGTCTACAAGAAGCCAGACTTAGATAATTACATCAAGGCGCTACTTGATAGCATTTCTGACAGCTCGCTACTTTGGAAAGACGACGGGCAAGTCTCAGAGATCCACGCTAAGAAAGTATATAGCCTAAACCCTCGCATAGAGTTAGAAATAGAGGAAATAAAATGAATAAACAGGATTTAAAAGAAGGACAAGAGGTTTATGTCAAGGGGAAAGTTATCCATACAGGAGACCATTTAGATATTGTCTTGGCTAATGGAAGTTTTATAGAAAATGCCATTGTTTTACACCACAAAAAACCAGTCGTACCGCAGTTTGTGGCGGATTGGTATGAGAAAAATAAAAATAGCTTAGAATTTAATATTTTTGACTATGTATATCGGTTTGATAAAAAAGAGGAATCTGATTTAAAAAAATGGTTTAATGGCATAAACACTAACCCGTTTCAAACCCTTGTTAACATGCACCAATTCGGCTACGAGGTCGAGGAAGAGAAGCGGTATTTGATAAAGGTTGTAGGTATGGATCGTATCAACGGATACCTAATTTACAATAAAGATATTGATAAATGGTCTTTTGGTATGTCCAATGAGTCCAAAACCTATCGTACAAAACACACCCGCAAAGGACTTGAAGATGCTGGGTTCGGAGAAGTGTTTAACAGCCCGTTGTTTGAAGTTGAGGATGTGAACGAATGAAAATTGCAAAGTATACACATAAGGCTTTTGACGGGGTGAAAACCATAAAAGGCTGGGTTTTAATAAATAATTATGGCGAAAAGGAATTTGTTTATTACAACGGAGCAGACTTATGCGTCCACCCTGCCAGCGATTGGGAGGGCGAGTTAAAGGAGGTGGAGTGATGGCTTTAACGTTAAATAGCAAAATCGGAGACTTAGTTTTAGCAATCGGCGAACTTATCGTTGCGTCTGATGGCAAAACTACGACGGTAGAATTGGAGATACCTGATCAAGACTTTTACTTAGAGATTGCAGTCAAGCTTAAAGGAGAAGAAACAAAAATGGAACCAATCGAACCATTTATTAGAGAAATGATTGAAGATGAAGATGTTATCTTTAACAAAGATAGCGAATATCACAAGCAGAAGAAAAAAGAAAAGAAGAATCCCGTTTTTAAAAGGAATAAGCCGAAACAAGGAGGTAGAAGATGATTCCAAGATTTAGAGTTTGGGACAAGACCGATAAGGAAATGTATTTAGTGGATGAAATTAATTTTATCCGTGGTGAATTTGAATCTATTGGGGACGGTATTACTTTCTTACGTGGGGCGGATGAAATCGAACCCATGCAATCAACAGGCCGGCTTGATAAGAACGAGCAAGAGATTTTTGAGGGGGATATTTTAAAAGATGGTTCAGAATATGGAAGAGTTGTATATGACCCTGACAGGACAATGTGGCGTGTTTATGGGAAAGACTTTGACGATGCACTTTCTGATTGGTGGACGGGAAGAGTTGTAGGCAACATCTACGAAAATCCCGAGCTTTTGGAGGTCGACAATGACCGATAAGATAGCACAACTAGAGCACGCTAGAGAATGCTACTTGAGAGATTTGAGACCTGAGAGCCTTGCGATCGTAAAGAAAAGCTTTGGCTTACAAGTTATGTCCAAGCGCAGGGATTGGCTAAAACGCAAAATCAAGGAATACGATGAGGAGATTGAATGTCTGAAGAAAGAGTGATTCCGCTTTTGCCAGAGATTAACGAAAAAAAGACAATCAGGAAGGCAAAGGCTAAATTAAGAGAGTATCCTAAATGGCGTGAGATCGCCTGTGATGAAGCCATCCAAAAAGTAACGCAGGAATTTACTTTTGAAATACGCGGAGAAAACGGGCCTAATAGACCTATCGAAAATCTGGCTATTAGACGAGTAGATGCTCTGTCTGAGCTGGAAGAGATTGAGCAAGCAGTATCAAGGCTGTTTAATCCGACTTATAGATTTATCCTGTATTCTCGGTTTCTCAAGAACGTTCCTGACTCGGCCTATGTCATCTACACAGAATTAGGAATTGAGAAGACACGCTATCAGGATCTACTGGACAGAGCCTTACTGGCATTTGCTTGGCAATATCGAAATGGCATCTTGGTTTGCGAAAAGCGGTAAAAAAAGCGGTAATTTTGCGGTAAAAAAGCGGTAAATTCGCGGTAATTTTGCGGTAAAAATGCGGGAATTGTTAGGCTAAAATAGTGATAAAATAGTATTATCAAAGATTTGGCAAGGAGTCTTTGATAATTCGTTTTGAAACTCCAGCGAGAGAACTTGGTCAAGGGGTTAAGACGTCGCCTTTTCACGGCGAAGACGTGGGTTCGAATCCCACTTTCTCTCTTACATAACCGCAAAAAAATAAAAATGGAAAGTTCGTTCGTTTTAGTAGCGCCTCTGCGGTTAGGGCGCATTTTGGGAATAATGGTTAAGAGGTCTTCAAGTCTCCTTATGTTATTTGTTTCTGGCTTACCAAACTTAAAATCTTTTTCGAAATTCCCCATGCCTCTTTCTGGTTCGATTCCAGGAATTCCCATTCAGTCGCTCATGCGACTTTTTATTTTGTCTGAAAGGTGGTGATGGAAAATCAGCAAGTTAAATGTTAGACAGCAAAAGTTCGCAGACGAGTACATTGCTACTGGTAATGCTACACAGGCCGCAATTAAGGCTGGATATAGCGAAAAGACGGCAGGGCGCATAGCCGGGCAGAACTTGAAAAAACTTGAAATTAGGGCCTATATTGACGCTAGAATGATTGAAATGCAAGAACACAACATCATGAGCGCTAGAGAGGCCTTGAGCATCTTGTCTGATATCGCTAGAGGTAAGCGTGATGAAGAGGTCTTGATGATGAATCCCGTGACTGGCGAAGTCGATAGGTTGACGAAAAAGGCTGACAACGCAACGGTTATCAAGGCTATACAAGAAATCTTGAAACGCTATCCAACTGCTAAGCAAGGCGAGAAGATGGAACTTGAGATTGAGAAATTGAAGGCTCAGTTAGAGACTGGTAACATGGCCGAGACTAACATCACGATTATAGATAGGTGGGCAGAAGATGACGATTGACATCCAGAAGAATGTGAACCCGCATTTTAAGCCTGTCTGGGTGTCTAAATTGCCCTACAATGTGCTGGCTGGAGGTCGTAACTCTTTTAAATCTTCTGTGGTCGCTTTAAATATGGTCTACGGCATGGCTAAGTTTTTGAAGAAAAACAAAAAAGCAAATTCTGTAGTCATTCGTAAAGTCGGAAATACAATCCGAGACAGTGTGTATCTGAAGATACAGTGGGCATTGAATTTATTCGGTCTCTCAGGGCGTTTTAAAGCCACTGTGTCGCCGTTTAAAATACAAGACAAGGTTACAGGCTCATGCTTCTATTTCTACGGCCAGGACGACTTTCAGAAGCTCAAATCAAACGATATCGGGAATATCATATCGGTATGGTACGAGGAAGCTGCAGAGTTCTCTAATCAAGAGGACTTTGACCAGACAAACGTGACCTTCATGCGTCAGAAACACCCTGATGTCCCATTCGTTAAGTTTTTTTGGTCGTACAATCCTCCTCGCAATCCATACAGTTGGATCAATGAGTGGTGGGACAGTCTAAAAGAGCGAGAAGATTATCTACTACATAAATCGAGTTATCTTGATGATGAGCTTGGCTTTGTTAACGACCAAATGCTGGCAGATATAGAGCGGATAAAAGAGAATGATTATGACTATTACCGCTATATTTACTTGGGCGAGCCTGTTGGTCTCGGTACTAATGTCTACAACATGGACTTATTCCACAGAGTGGACAAGATACCAGATAACGAGCGTGTTATCGGTCAGTTGTTTGCAGCAGATACAGGACACCAGCAATCGGCAACTACTTGCTTGCATGCTGTAGTTACTAACAAGCGCAAGCTCTATCTTGTGGATAACTATTACTACAGCCCAGCAGGTAAGACACACAAGAAAGCGCCTAGCGTATTGTCAAAAGAGCTACATGAGTTTGTCACAAGGCAGACGAAGCTATTTGTTAATGTGCCAGTCGTAGAAATGACAATCGATAGCGCGGAGGGAGCGCTAAGAAACCAATACTTGGAAGACTTTGGCATTCGCTGGCATCCAGTAGCCAAAAAGAAAAAAATAGTTATGACAGAATACGTCCAATCGTTGTTAGCTGATGGGCGTTTTTATTATTTACCGACGGAAAACAACCTGAGATATTTCATCGAGGAACACAAGCGGTATCAGTGGGAAGAGAAATCAATCATGAATGATGACCCTAAAGTCGTTAAGGAAGACGACCATACTTGCGACGCGTTCCAATATATGATTGTGGATAACCTTCAATTGCTCGGGTTGAAAGCTTAAGAAAGGCTTTGAAATGGGTATCATACAAAGAATTAAAAATATTTTTAAAAGGAGTACATCCGCAATGACAGGCCAATCATTAGGCAACATCACAGAGCATCCTAAAATTGCAGTAACGCAAGAAGAATACAATAGGATTTCTCGCAATCTGACCTACTATCAAAGTAAATGGCCAGAAATTGAGTATTTGAACTCAAATCATGAAAAGAAAAAGCGTGACATGAATCATTTGCCGATTGCACGCACAGCATCGAAGAAGATTGCAAGCCTTGTATTTAACGAGCAAGCGGAAATTACCGTGGATGACACAACGGCTAACAAGTTTATCCAAGAGACGCTGAAGAACGACCGATTTAATAAGAACTTTGAACGGTATCTTGAGAGTTGTTTAGCTCTTGGTGGTCTTGCTATGCGTCCTTATGTGTCGGGCGATAGTGTGAAGGTTTCATTTGTGCAAGCCCCTGTATTCTTGCCGTTGCAATCTAACACGCAGGATATATCGTCTGCAGCAATAGTCACGAAGACAATCAAAGCGATTGATAAGAAGAACATCTATTATACTCTGATCGAGTTCCATGAGTGGGACAAGGACGGTAAGTATGTAATCACTAACGAGCTTTATCGCTCGGCCGAAAAAGAAAAGGTTGGCGATAGAGTACCTTTAGCCGAAGTCTATGAAGACCTTGAAGAAGAGGTTGTCCTTGAACAGCTGACACGGCCTTTGTTTACTTATTTGAAACCGCCAGGCATGAACAACAAAGATATTAACAGTCCTCTCGGTCTGTCTATCTTTGATAATGCTAAAAGTACGATCGATTTTATTAATACGACTTATGACGAGTTCCGTTGGGAAGTCAAGATGGGTCAACGTCGTGTCATCGTGCCTGACCAGACTGTCAGAGTTGGCTTTGCTAGAGATGGTGACATTGACCTCGTCAAACGTGAATTTGATCCAGAGCAGAATGTCTATGAGCAGATTGACGGTGGCAAGGACACTCCTGTTAGCATAACAGACCTAACAACCCCTATCCGTTCGGATGACTACATCAAGGCTATCAATGAGGGATTGGCGCTGTTCGAAATGCAGATAGGGGTATCTGCTGGAATGTTTACCTTTGACGGGAAGAGCATGAAGACGGCTACCGAAGTAGTCAGTGAGAACTCAGATACTTACCAAATGCGTAACAGTATTGTGAGCCTTGTGGAGCAGTCGATCAAAGAACTTGTTGTTTCTATTTGTGAGCTTGGCGCGTTGTATGACTTATATAATGGGCCAATTCCAACGTTAGAAAATGTCACAGTAAGCCTTGATGATGGAGTCTTTACTGACAAGAACACTCAACTAGAGTACTACACAAAGGCTTTAGCAAGCGGTCTAGTAAGTCGTGAGTATGCCATAGAAAAAGCTCTAGGCTTTTCTAAGGAAGAAGCTAAGAAAATGGCTGAGGTTGTTAGAAAAGAGGCCGTGGATGACGTAGGAAGTGTTAGGAGTCAAACAGACGTAGATATTTACGGAGAATGATTGAATGAAGCACAAGTACCCGATTAAATTTGATGATGAACAGCTGATTTTAGAAGCGGGTCAAGTTGCTGACACTTATCACAAGCTAACTCTTGACCTGTTCGATGAAGTCATAGACAGGCTGTTAGAGCGTGGCACTGCTTCGCTTGCTGACAATCCGTATATCTGGCAGTTAGAGAAGCTGAATCAGATGCACTTGCTGAACGAGCAGAACCTGAAGACGATTGCTAAATACTCGAAGATCGGCGAAGAACAGCTTAGACAGGTCATCGAGGGTGAAGGGTTTAGGATCTACAAGGATACTAAACAACATCTGATAGATGACTTGGGAGAAGGTGAGCTCGGAGATTCTTCACACGTCCAAGAGTTGCTATCTGGTTATTTTAACCAGTCGTATGGAGATATTAAGAACCTGATTAATACTACACTCCCGCAAGCAGTATCTGAGGTGTACAGAGGTATTATACAAGACTCTGTGGCTCGTGTAGTGACTGGTCTGTCCACTCATGACAAGGCGATAAATGAAACCGTCATGAAATGGCAAGACGCAGGCTTTAAAGGGTTTGTAGATAAAGGTGGTAAACGCTGGAAAATAGATAATTATGCACGGACGGTCATTAAGACCACGGCTATAAGAAGCTATCGAGAAATGCGGACTATGCCCGCTGAAGAGCTTGGGATAGATACTTATTACTACTCGAAGAAGGCTACAGCTAGGGAAGCTTGCGCACCATTACAACATCATATCGTAACCACTGGCTCGGCTCGTGAAGAAGAAGGATATACTATCTTATCTCTTAACGACCACGGTTATGGAACGCCTGGAGGGTGTTTAGGTATCAACTGCGGGCATATCTTGACTCCATTTATTCCTGGCATCAATGAGTTGCCAGAGTTAGGAGAGGACGCCAAGAACGTAACGCCAGAGCAAGCAATAGAAAACGCAAACGCAGAAGCTAAGCAGAGGGCTCTGGAACGTTCTATCAGGAACAACAAGGAAAAGCTCCACGTTGCTGAGAAATTGGGCGACAAGGAGCTGATAGATAAGTATAAGAGCAAGGTTAGGATCCAGCAAGGAGCTATGAGAGACTATCTCAAACAGCACCCGTTTCTACATCGTGATTATGCGAGGGAGAAATATTTGGATAATTCTCCTTACAAATCTGTTAAAAGAGAGTGGCTAAAGAATGCAGACTTAAGCAGAGCCAAAGTTATAAATGCTGATTATTGGGAACAAGATGGCATTAAATATCATGTAGACGGTCGCAATGTGATTTTCAATCCCTCCGAAAGAGAACGCGAAGTTGCTAATATGGTAGCCGAAACATTTGGAAAATCTGTAAAAATCATTCCAGAAGTAAAATTCCCTCATCATGTCAAAACGCCAGATTATTTAATAAATGGCGTTCCTTTTGACTTGAAAGAACCAATAGGAAATGGAAATAACACCTTAGATAACGATGTCAAGGATAGAAAAGAGCAAGCTAGAAGCTTTATTTTAGATATAAGCAGAACCGAAATGGATAGAGTGAAAGCAATTTCTCAAATTGATAGAATCTTTAGGAATAAGCGCCGTGAATGGATTGATGAAATTATTTTAGTTGAAGAAGATGAGTTTATTAACATTTTTAAAAGAAAAAAATAAGCGATATTGCTCAGTCCCGCACAGCCAACTGGCCATAGGTGCAGAGTGTCAATATCACTTATCTTAACTAAATTATACATCTTTTTTATTTAAAAATCAATATGAAGACGTAGCAATACGGCTTTTTATTTTGCCTTTATCCGCAGGCGTTAAAGAACGGAATATCAAATGCAGGAGGCCTATTATGGCAGAAGAAATCCAAAACACTGACCAGACAGTTGAATCTGGAGATAAAAAAGTGCAAGAAAGCACAGAACAAGCCAGAACATTTAGTCAAGAAGAAGTAAATGGTCTGGTAGCAAAAGAATCCAAAAAAGCACAAGAGAATATTTTCAAAAGCCTGGGATTTGAAGATATCAAGAGTGCTAAAGAAGGATTCGAAAAGTTGAAAGCTTGGGAGGATTCGCAAAAAAGTGAATCGGAGAAAAGTGCTGAGGCGCTCAATGCTAAAGAGCAAGAGTTGGCAAAGGCTTTATCTGATAACAAAACGCTATCAGCTCAGCTATCGGCTTTAAAACAAGGGGTGAATACTGACTCTGTAGATGACGTAATCGCTCTATCAGAACGGCTAGTATCTGATGAAGTGTCTATCGATGACGCAATCAAGCAGATACTTACCAAATATCCTCAATTTGGAACCAAGCAGGAACAGGATGAGGAGAAACCAAAACCAACTTTCGCTACAGCGGGTAATCCAACAGCTGTAAGTGCAGGAGGAGAGGTTGATCCGTTCCAAACTATCATTGATAGTTATCGAAAAAAGAAAGGGTAAAATATGCCAACAAATCAAAATCAATCAGTAAGACGATATGAAAAACAATATCGCGATATGTTAGAGACCGTATTTGGAGTTACTGCAGCATTCCAAGGAACATTAGCACCTATCCAGATTTTGGATGGTGTTCAAGAAAATGCTACAGCGTTCTCCGTTAAAACAAATGGAACCCCAGTGGTAATCGGAGAATATTCTACAGACGCTAATTCTGGAGGTTTTGGAGATGCAACTGGTAATTCTCGTTTTGGTAAGATGACCGAAATCAAATACGAGAATACAGATGTTCCGTACAACTACACGCTTGCTATTCACGAAGGATTGGATCGCTACACTGTAAATAATGACTTGAACGCAGCAGTTGCTGAACGCTTGAAGTTGCAATCTGAAGCTCAAACTCGCACAATCAACAAGCGTGTTGGTAAGTTCTTGTCTGATAATGCAGGCAAAACAGAAGCTCTTGCAGATCAGAAAGAGGAAACATTGCGGGCTCTTATTAACAAAGTTAAAGCGTACTACAAGAATAATGAAGTTGTCGCTCCTGTAACGCTGTACTTGCGAACAGAACTGTTCAACGCAATTGTCGATATGACAGCAAATACTTCAGCTAAAGGGTCTAGCGTATCTATTGACGAGAATGGACTTGCTAAATACAAAGGATTCCGCCTTGAAGAAACAGCAGAACAATATTTTGCAACTGGCGACATTGCTTACTTCGCTCCAGATGGCGTAACGATTCCATTTGTCGGTATTTCTACAGCCCGTACAGTTGAAGCTGAAGGATTCGACGGTGTTCGTTTGCAAGCTGCTGCTAAAGGTGGCACATACATGTTAGACGACAATAAGAAAGCAGTCGTGAAAGTGACTGGAACAATTGTCTAAGAGGAGGTGACGTTTTGGGTCTTTATCAAGTATTAAAGAACATAACATTCTCTGCGATCGATGAAACTGTTTTGGAAGGTGAGTATATCGAGTTAGAAGACGATTATGCCAAAGAAGTTCTTCCAAAAATCGCAGAAGCTTTCCCAGATGAAGTAGCTATTTTAGAAATCAATCCTAATGATGTTGATGAAGAAGTTGTGAAATCATCAAAGAAAGTAACCAAAAAGAAAGAGGGGTAGACTCCTCTTTAAAAAGGAGGTGGCTACTATCGCTTACTTAACTAAAGAAGAGTATATCGAACTTGGTTTTGACGAGTTTACCGACTTTGACGATCGATTGAAACAGGCTGAACTTGCAATTGATTTATTTATTCGTCATTTTTACGACTATAACGACTTCGAGAGTGATTTTAAACCTAGAAAGAAAGCTGTTAAGCTAGCTACTGCTTACCAAGTGCATTACTTGGAAAGCTCAGGCATTTTGACAGCAGAGGACAAACAATCAATCTCTAGCATGACGTTAGGTCGCACAACCGTGTCCTACGGTTCTCAGAACTCCTCTAAGGCTCATGAAATAGCTTCGGGGTATAATCTATCACTTGACGCGTTTAACGCCCTAAAATCGGCTGGATTCTTGTATTCGGGGGTTGATAGATATGGTAGATAAGCGAGCATTGGTTGACTCTGTTACAATCCAAAAACAGGCAGAAAAAGACGATTGGGGGAAGGAATCTTATTCCGACCCTCTTTTATTGTCTCATGTTCGATTTGACAGAAATTATAATGCGCCAGGCGCTATCAATAATCCATCAGGAACAAAGAACCCGACGCTTAGCAAACCAAGTGTTTTATTTGTATACACACAATACTGTGATGTACAGATTGACGACACTTACCGAAGCGGGATTTTAAAAGATGGTGACCGAGAGTACATCATCAATAAGATAATCCCTGTATATTATCCGTTTAAGAATAAGGTCTATTGCTACGAGATAGAGGTGATGTAATGACCTCTATTAAATTAAAAATAGATTTGAGCAAAGCGAAGGAAAAAATCAATAAGACAAACGTTAAAAGAGGACAATTAGCGATTGCCAATCAGGCTCTGATTGATATGGATCCGTACATCCCGCTGAAAAATGGCCCTCTAAGGCTAAGCGGGCATGTAACGGGTAATGGATCGCAGATTGTCTATAACACACCATACGCCAGAGCTCAATTTTACGGAGGAGCATACAACAAATACAGAAGTTTTAGTTTTAGCGAATACTCAACGCCTGGAACGGGTAAGCGTTGGGATTTGAAGGCTAAACCTCTACATGCTAACAAGTGGGCAGAAATTGGATTGAAAGCGATGGGCATTAAATGACGAAGAATAACAACGACTTTGCTGTAGTCTTACGCGCTTTTATCGACACTCTAAGTATTCCTTTGAAATGCCGATTGGATTTTTTGGACGAAAAGGAAGGATTAGTCCTTTATCCATTACCAAGCGGGCAAGTCAAGAAAGAGTACATGGACGGCTCAAAAGATGTGGATCTCATCTTTGAAATCGCCATAAAGACGAAAGACCAGCAAAAAGCAAGTGAGTGCTTGTGGGAGATCAACAAAGAGCTGTCAGAGTTCGACCTTGATTTACCAAGTAAGAATGACTCATATATTTTTAACGACTTAACAGTAACAGCTCCGACCCTTAACGAAAGGGACGGGCAAGACTACTACATCTACTTGCAGGACATCACTGCAAACCTAACAATTTTAAACAAAAAGGAGAATTAAATGGCACGTTATAAAAACGCCCTACGTGGGCATTTCATTGCCCCTGTGACTGATCCAAGCACAGAACCTCAAAAGACAGATTATCTGGAATTGGCCAAGTGGATCGAAGACATTTCGGATGATACTGACGAACAAACAACATCAACTGCTTACTATGACGGTGACGGAACAGAAGAAACTACAGTAACTGCTGTTAAAGGGTCTTACACGGTTAAGGGAACTTACGACCAAGAAGACAAGGCTATGAAGCATATTGCAAGCCTCAAATACAAACTCGGCAATGAGCGTCTTGTTTGGCACAAGGTAGTGTCAGCAGATGGTAAGACACAATGGGTTGGAATCGCAACAGTCAGCGATATTAAAGCTGGTTCTGGTGCTGCTGCAGACTTCGAAGAGTTCGGATGCAAGATTTCTTACAACTCAATTCCAAAAGAATCAGCGGTAGTGGGATAATTTCAAGGCGCTATCTACTCAGGTAGCGCTCTTTTTTTGTAAACAATGAGGAGAAAATATGTCTATTCAAATTGAAGTTAAGCGTTCAGGCTTTCCTGTGAAATTAGGGGAAGTAGAGCTGTGGTTCGATACGTCTATTGAAAATCTAACAAGATTTTTTGAAATTGAAGAAGAAGTGAACAATCGCTTTAACGAATATCAGAAAGAAATCGTTGACAAGTCAAATAATGGCGAGTTTGACGATTTGAAAGAAGGTGAAGTCAGCAAGAAAACGGTTGATGAAGCCTTGGCACTTGAACGTAAGGCGACCGAAATCAAGTATGACTTAGTATTTGGTGACGGAACGTTTGCTAAATTGTACGAAGTATACCCTGACTACGAGGCCCTAGACGAGGCATTTTATCAAGTTGATAAACTTATCGGGGCAGAGCTTGAAAAGCTTGCTATTGAACGCAAAAACAAGGCTAAATCACGAGCTGACGAGTACAAAGCTAAAGCGAAAAAGAAGAAAAAGAAAAAATAAGGAGGTCGGCTTATGAAGCTGAATGAACCTCTTGAAACCTCTTTTGAATTCAAAGGCAAGACCTTTGAAATAGATTGTTCGTTTGATGTTGTTTTAGATGTGTTTGAAATGTTTGGAGATGATGTGCTGAACGATGTTGAAAAACTTCAGCTGGCTATAGAAATTATGACTGGTGAAGTGATAGAGGATCCAGAACTTGCATCTCGAATCTGGAAATATATCGACGAGCATTTTATCACAGTAAAAAAAGATCCTGTTATCTATGACAGGCAAGGGAATCCTATGCCGATAGTGGACGACGAGGACGACAAGGCCCGCTTAATAGACTTTGAAATAGACGCTCAGGATATATACGCTAGTTTTATACAAGCATACGGCATTAACCTCTTAGACAAGCAAGGAGAGCTGACATGGGCTGAATTCATGGCCTTGCTGAACGGATTACCTGATGACACATCAATGATGAAGATTGTCCAGATAAGATTATGGAAGCCTAGCAGTCATGATTCCAGCGAGTACAAGAGTTTGATGCGTAAATTGCAAAGAAAATACAGTCTAGATAGAGAGGAGGAGTAATATTTGGCAGATGGAAAAATAACCATTGAGGTTGAAGTCAATGGCCAGAAGCTGACTTCGTTGTCTGCCAGCCTTAAGAAGTTAGAAAATGATGCTAAAAAAGGTGGAGAAGGTTTAAAAGAAGCTGGCAATAAAATCAAAGATTCTGGATCGAAAGCAAAGAAATCCAGTCGTGATTTTAAAGAAGCTGGGGACAAAGTCAAAAGTACGAGCGAGACTGTAAAGAACAGTGGAGACGGCTTTAAGCAAGCTGGCGATCGAGTAAAAAACGCTGGTGATGTCGCTAAAAGTGGTGGAAGTGGCTTTGATGAAGCCGGAAATAAGGCCAAAGACAGCGGGGAGAAAGCCAAGCAAGGCGCTAGTGGGTTTGACAAAATTAAAGAATCCATCAAGAACTTCTCAGCAGGAGCTGTCGGCTTTAAACTAGCAAGCTCAGCAATGGAATTGATTAGCACGTCTTTAGACCGAGCCATCAATCGTTTTGACACTCTGGAACGCTATCCAAAGGTTATGAAATCTTTAGGTTTTAGCGCAAAAGATGTAGCTAATTCTACGAAACAACTTTCAGATGGTATCGAAGGCTTGCCTACAACGCTTGATGACGTTGTTAAAACGACGCAGAAGCTCACGTCAATGACTGGAGACCTTAAGACATCAACTAAGCTGACATTGGCCTTAAACAATGCGTTCTTAGCGTCTGGTGCGTCTACAGAAGATGCTAGCCGTGGTTTGCAACAATTTACTCAAATGTTATCAGCCGGCAAGGTTGATATGCAGAGCTGGAAGACCTTGCAAGAGACTATGCCTTACGCTTTGCAAAAGACTGCAGAATCCTTTGGATTTGCAGGACAATCAGCACAAAAAGACTTCTATTCAGCCTTGCAAAGTGGTCAGATTACGTTTAAAGACTTTAGCAAGCGACTTATCGAGCTAAACCAAGGTACAAACGGTTTCGCAGAGATGGCCAAGAAGAACAGCGAAGGGATTCAAACTTCTTGGAATAACATCATAAACGCAGTCGCAAAGGGTGTGGCTAACGTCATGAAAGCCTTTGATGATCTTAGTAAGGCCGTAACTGGCAAAAGCATTGCCAAGAACTTGGACGGGTTGAAATCGGTTGTAAACGGCCTCTTTAAAACCCTATCAGACGGAATCAGAGGCGTTATCCCTGTTGCTAAAGCTGTCAGTGGATTCTTGGGCGAATTAAAGCCGATATTTGATGCATTAGCTCCCGTTATTATGGGGGCAGTCGCTGGAGCATTAGCATTTAAAGGCGCAATGCTTGGCTTGGCAATTGTGAATGGTGTTAAAGGGTTAGTTACTGGCTTGATCCAGTCACTTTTGACTTTTATTAGCACAACCACTGCTGCAGAAGGGGCGACTTTAACATTTAGCACAGCTCTTAGCACTCTTTCTACTGGTGGAATAGCCGTGGTTGTCGGTGCTTTGGTCGGCTTAGTAAGTATGCTGTCAAAAGAGACAGAGGCGCAGAAGAAGGCTCGGGAAGTTGCTGATAAGCACAAGGAATCTCTTAAGAAATTAAGTGATGAAATCGAGCAGGGCAAAGAGGCCTATGCTGACCGACAAAGAGAATTAAAAGCAACTGCAGACGAAAACGAAAAACTCGTCAAAAGAATTGAGGAGTTGAGTGGCGTAGAGAAGAAGACTGCTAGCCAGAAGAAAGAACTTGCTGCAGCAGCTCAAACTCTGAATGATCGTATAGCCGGCTTAAATATCACTTACGATAAAGCGACAGGCACAATCAATATGACAGCAGACGCCATTCGGAAGCAGATTGCAGTTTCTAAACAGTCGGCAGAGGCAGAAGCAGCAAACCAACGGTTAGTTGAAATTGCCAAGCAGAAATTGGCTGTTGAAGAAAAGATTGCAGAAGTCAAAAATAAGCTCAAAGAAGCAGAAGAAAATCTCAATAAGAGCCTGGACGGAACAAGCGTTAAAGAAGCAGCTTTAAAGAAGGCTAGAGAAGAAGCTAATAAGCAAATCAATGAGCTGAAAGGTAATCTAAAAGACCTTGAATCACAGTATGATTCGACAGCTGAAACAGCAAGTAGAGCGGCTGAAAAGACGGCTCAAGCAACAGAAGACGCAGCTGGAAGACAAGCATACAGCTGGCAAACAATGACAGAAGAACAACGTTCTTTTGTCGAAAATGCAAAATCTCAGTTCGCTGCAATGAAGAGCGAAGTCCAAAATGCATTCCAAGCCATTGAGCAACAAGCCGTTGTCTCTGTTGATCAAATGACTGCGAATCTCCAATCCAATATAGATGCTGTCGAACAGTGGGCATCTAATTTGGAGCAATTAGCAGCTAGAGGACTTGACCAAGGTCTTATAGAGCAATTGAGACAAGCTGGGCCGAAAGCAGCGGCTCAAACTCAGGCTCTGGTTGAGGCTTCTGACGAGCAATTGCAAGCGTTAAATGGCAAATGGAACGAAGCCGGAGACAAGGCTAAAGAAGGTTTTCTTAGAGGTATTAAAGCTACCGGAGCAGAACTTCCGGCAGAAATTCAAGCTATGGTAACAGCTATCGGAGACGAGTTTAGAAGCGCTCTGGAAGCGGCAGGATTTGAGGTTAAAGGCCGAGAAGTCCCTCAAAAAATCGGAGAGGGAATATCGTCTGGAGCTGACGCGGTTGGTGAAAGTGCTCGAGGATTGAAAGATAATCTAAATAGCGCCCTACAACCAATGCCTGATGAAGCTAAGCAAAAGGGTGCAGAAGCTGGTCTTGGTGTCGCAGCAGGATTGAATGAGAAAGTTTGGGATGTGACCAACGGGGCCAAAAATATCAAAGATCAGACCATCAATCAGTTTAGTCTATTTGATGTAGATGGTATGACAGCCGGTATGAGCTTCGGCAATGGAGTAGCAAACGGAGTGACATCATCCGCGCAAGCAGTTGTCACACAATCGGCAGCAATGAGCGTCGCAACCGTGGCTGAAATGGCAACCTTGGGTTCAAAAGGTAACGAATCGGGAGCTGGATTTGGTCGTGGTGTGGCTGACGGGGTCACTTCAACTTTTGGAGCAACAAAGGGCGCAGCACAAGGCACAAAGGACGGAATCAACAAAGAAGTCGCATCTTTGAAAGGTGACGGACATCAATCGGGGAATCAATTCGGCTCGGGTGTTGCGGGCGGAATAGCAAGTCAGATTGGTTCTGTGTCCAGCGCAGCAAGCAGTATGAGAACGTCTGCATTGAGCCAATTCGCTGGAAATTATGCTGGCGGATATTCTGCCGGAACTGCTATCGGCGAAGGTATGTCAGCTGGTATTCGAGCAATGGCAGGAGCAGTAGCAGCGGCATCTGCTAGCATTGCTTCTGCTGCTTTAGGTGCGGCAAAAAGCGCCCTGAAAGTCAACTCCCCGTCAAAAGTATTTAGAGATCAAGTTGGTAAGTCCATACCAGAAGGATGGGCTGTCGGCATCACTAAATACGGCTATTACGTCAACGACTCCGTCAAGGACCTATCTCGCAATATCATTGATTCTAGTCGTAAATTTGTGTCTGGATTTAATTTAGGAATCCCTAAACCGTCAGATCTTTCTGCCAGCGTTAACACATCTTTGGCAAATCGATCTTATGCGTTATCTCCTGATAAGTATAGAGCTTCGTCAAACGATAACCTAAACAAGGTGAGCGAGTTTCTTCAAAACGCACTAAATGTCGCAGAAGAAGCTGTAAAACGACCAATCTATATGATTTTAGATGACGGAACGCTTGTTGCAAAAATTGGCAAGCCGTTGATAGATTATCAAAATGACAAGTTAATGCTCGATAACATGATGAGAGGAGTATCTAATGGATAAAATTATATTTAATAATCATGACCTCTCTGAGGTTATCCGGATAATTGAAGTTATTCGACCTGTTGGAAATGAAAGGAGCGTCACGACGAATGATGCTCCTTTTTTGGGCGTAAATGTACAAAATTTAAAAATTGGCCCCAAAAAAATCAAGGTCAGATTTGCTATTTACAAAAATAGTGCGAGAGAAGCCGAGAGTGCGAAGCACGTTTTAGCAAAGATTTTGAATACTAAAGACCCTGTTAAAATCACTATCAGCGATGAACCAGACAAGTACTATATGGGCCTTGTCATTGGCGCCGTTGACATGGATAATGTAACCCGTTGGTTTCAGAGAGGCGAATTTGACATCTTAGTCCCCGACGGCGTAGCACATTCGACGGCTTATAGGCGATTTGACGCTCCAAGGCAAGAGGGGAACAAAGCCATCTTTGACTTAGAGAATAATGGGACGGTTGATGCTTATCCTATTGTTACGGTCAAGCACGCCTCCGAGAACGGCTATATCGGGCTTGTAAATACAAGTGGGGCTATGGAACTTGGAAGTCGTGAAGAAGCTGATAAAGAGGAGTATAAGAAGTCTGAGACGCTATTTGATTATGTCCCTAACACAGGACTAGCCAGAGGGCAAAACTTGAGTGGGACATTAAGTATCGCTGAAGCTTTTGATCGACCACATATCGCTTTGACAAATAGAGGTAGTGGGCCAAGACAAGCAAATGCAGGGTCGGTAACTTGGGATATACCAGTTGACAGCTCTGGAGAATCCGGCTCACTTAATGACTATATTTGGTGGCGCCAGGTATTTATAGCCTTATCAGCAAATCAGCTGGGATTTATCAAAATCATGGTATCAGACACTAATGGCCAATTTCTCTATGGAGTTGAAACCATAAAGAGAGCAAATGGCCTATCGACCGAATACAATCTACTTGCATCAAATGGCCAAGGTGGGTTTAAGTTAATCAAACAATGGATATTTGATGCAACCGAACGCGATGAGCATAACCCATTTAATGCTAGCCGAGGGGCATCTGACCTCTTGCGAAGAGACGACATGGTGCAGGCTTACTGGTGGGGAGGTTATCAGCAATTCTACATCCCCGAAATCAAGGGTAGAAAATCGGCTAAAATACATGTTGCGCTTGGAGCATTTGGCGACAAGCCTCTTTTATCGCATATGTATTTAGACAACATCATCTACCGTAAGGATTTTGTCAAAGGGACAAGAGATATCCCAAATCGCTATCGTCCAGGCTCTACTGTAGTCATTGATAGCGAATCTGATGCAATTACAGTAGACGGGTTAGATCGATTTAGTGACCGTGTGCGAGGCTCTGATTGGATTAAAATTCCTCCTGGCACAAGTAAGCTAGAGGTCTACTTCTCAAGCTGGGTCAAAACCAAGCCGATTGTTAGCGTTAATTTCGAAGAGAGGTGGCTCTAATGCTTTTAACAATACATGATTCAAAGCTTCGACCTGTCGCTTCGATTGATAACGAAAAGCAAAAGACCTTGAATTACTTTGATGATACATGGACACAGTTTTTTGAGACAGGAGCGTCCACTTTTGATTTTACTGTGTCAAAAAAAGCGTTGATGTCTGACAGTTACTCGCAAAGAGCTTACAACCTCTTGAGTGAGAAGAACTTCATTTCGTTTGAATATGATGGTGAAACGCATTTATTTATTGTTCGCAAGACGATTGAAAACGAGGCAGTAATCAAGGCGAATTGTGTAAACCTAAACCTTGAGCTTATCAACGAATACTCAAATCCGTTTAAGGCTCAGAAAGCAATGACATTTGAGGAATATTGCAAAGCTTTAGACCTTCTTAATTTCACTCTTTTGCAAATCGGAGTTAATGAGGTATCGGATAAAAGGATAACTGCCGAATGGGAAGGGACGGACACAAAGCTAGCCCGTCTCCTATCTCTCGCAAATAAATTCGGAGCAGAGCTGGAATTTAAGACTTATTTAAACGACGACAGCTCTATTAAGAGATTTGTAGTCAACGTCTATCACGAAAATGACGCAGAACATCAAGGCGTTGGGAAAGTCCAGTCGAAGGTGCTGAGATACGGGAGAGATTTTCGCTCTCTTACTCGGACGGTTGATACAACAGGGATTTACAACGCAACAAGGCCGACCGGAAAGGGCGAGAACGGCTCAGAAGTCACAATCGCTGGAATGAAGCCTCTTGAAATCAAAAATGACAAGGGAGAAGTAGAGTTTTATCAATCAGGTGATATGCTCTATGCCCCTATCTCTATGCGTATGTTTCCGGCTGCATTTACGGAAGATACCATGAAAGACCAATGGATCCGCAAGGATTTTCCTGTAGATTCATCCAGCCAAGAAGTGATACGGTCTAGCGCTTTGCGAGAGCTGAAAAAGAATTGCTATCCAGCTATAACCTACGAGGTAGACGGATATTTGCCGTACGGCGTTGGTGATACTGTCGAAGTTGAAGATGATGGATTCTATCCTACATTGCTATTGCAAATGCGTGTGTTTGAACAATCAAGGAGCTTTACAGGGACGGGCCAAAACAAGACTACGTTCGCCAATTTTAAAGCGATTGAGAATCGTGTATCTAGTGGTTTGAAAAGTCGTTTGGAACAATTGATTGAAGACGCGAAACCCTACTCTATCCGCTTATCGGCTTCTGACGGTGTGACCTTCAAGAATAATAAAGGCACATCCATCATTACTCCAATGTTGTTAAAAGGTAACAAGGAATTGTCTGACGTTCTTTGGAAGTGGCAATTAGGCAATACTGCTGTCACAACCGGCAATACCTATACAGCGATTGGGTCGCTAATCACAGACGCAGTTAAATTGACTGTTATGGCCTTTGTCAATGATCGAGAGGTTGCTAGAGACTATCTATCTCTTGTCAATGTCAATGACGGAGCAAAAGGAGATCCTGGCAACGTTGACAATATCAAGATTAACGGTCGGAGTTTGAGTGCTGCATTTGAAGAAATCGAAAACAAGGTCAACTCTAAAGCAGACGGCCAACTGACGCAAGATCAACTTAATAAGCTATCTGAAAGGGATGCGCTTATCAATGCAGAAATGGAAGCATTGGCTACGAAAGCTATTGTCGAGCAGTGGATTTCAGAAATTGAAAAATTGTCAGACACTGAATCGAAGGGGCGCAAAGAAGCTGAAGACGGTATTCGGAAAGCCTCTGAAAGAATAATTGACTTGCAGAGGAAGGTTGGAGAATTGCAGGTCATGACCGAGTTTGTAGACACATACATGTCTCAGTCCGAAGAAGGTCTTGTCGTAGGACGTAAGGACGGCTCGTCTAAAGTGCTTGTATCAAATGACCGAATCTCCTTCATTTCTGGAGGAAAAGAAGTGGCTTCTATCTCTCAAGGCGTTTTGCAAATCGATAATGGTGTATTTGTCAAAAGCCTTCGTATAGGTCGCTTCGTAACTTTCCAAGACCCGACAAATCTTGACCGTAATCTAACAATGTACGTAGGAGGTGTATAGATGGTCCGTGTTAATTTCACGGGGCCTTATGGCCATAATTTGCAACTAAATCTATTTTCAGCGTGGAGCGCTCCAATCGAGGGGCAGAACGCCTCGAGGGTAAATGTCCAGGTACTTCTTGTCGCAAATCAGTATGCAGCTATTTTTGGCTCTTATCCTCGGACGTTGTGGATAAATGTCGGTGGGATAGCTGAGCAAATCCCTGTTGATGTCGGAATATCTCAAGGACAAACCAAAGTCCTTTTGCAAAAAGACTATACCATACAACACAATGCGGACGGGACGAAAGAGATTAATATCTCAACTGCGCTTGACGTCAATGTTGGTGGATATGGTGTAGCTAGAGCCGACTTTAACCTTGCCTTGAGGCCTATAGCACGAGCCAGCAAAGGAATTGATGTAAGAGGTGTTATTGGCTCTCCAATTGTTTTTAATATCGAGCGAAAAAATGAATCATTTAAACATTCGATAGCCGTCAAATTTGGAGAATTTGACCGTGTTATAACAACCGAAAAAGTAGATACAAGCTACACATGGACACCTCCTTTAGAGGTATGTAACCAGCTACCGAACTCTACGTCTGGAGAGGGTCAGATAACCTACATTACTTACAAGGATGATAAAGAAATTGGCAGAGACGTCCGCAAAATCACATTAAGCATCCCTGACAGCCTAAAACCTACCTTAGGAGAAGTACGGCTGG